CCTGCGGTCTAAAAAGTAGCCTATAAAGCTCTTGTTATCATTGTAGCTAATACCATTGTTACTGTAGTTAGAGTGGACTATGCCGTCTTTTTTATAAAACATACCAGTATGGCCACCAGCACCTGCTGATGTACCTTGCCCACCTCTGATAAAGATATCGCCAGCTCTCACTTTTTTATAGTCAAATATTTCATCAAAGTATTTACCATTAAGCATAAACAATGTCTCGGTATTACCTATATAAGTATCCTTAGGTAAAACACCACCAGCAATAAGTGCATAGTAAACTGCACTAGAACAATCGTAACCGGGATTGCCATATCTTCTTACCATGCTATAAGGATAATTACCTTTGTGTCTGTGGTGGTCATCCATCCACTTTAAAGCTTCATTTACTCCCATACTTTCTTCCTCCTTGTACAAGTTATTGTGCAAATCATATATTAATTTTTGAACGCTCCTACACTTCCTTGTGCATCAAAAAAGGACTAGCCTTAGCTAATCCTTACTTCATCTTCATCTTTTATATTTATTTTAATATCCCCATTTTTAAGCACTTCTACTTTGTCACTGTTATCGTGCATCTGCTTAAAAAACTTTCTGAAACTCTCTGGATAAGGCACTCCTATAGCATCTAAATTTTCTAAAAGGCTTAGTCCGTATGATGATATAAAACCAAAGCATACCACTTGACTAACCATAACAGCATCTAAAGCCCTAGCATAAGCACCGATCACAGTCATCATCATTACTACAAAACCATGCTTTAGCCAGCCATTAGTAGATATCTTACTGTCAAAAGACTTAGTTTTAAAAGCCTTTATATATCCTGATATGATATCAAACACTATCAGCCATAGCAGTATATGGTAAAGGGGACTGGTAAACACATCTTCTACTTGTAACCTTAGGACTTCTATTGTTATTTTACCCATAGACCCTACCTACTTTTTTACTACACTAACTACCCTATGTTCTTCTAGGATCTCATATACATGTTCTTTACCTAATAACTTGCCCATCTCTTCTTGTAGGCTCATTAGCTTTCTAGCTTTGTTGATATCATCAAACTTACTGGCACTTTCTACACTTTCAGTCCAATAAATATTGCCATTATAATCATCAATAGATGCTACTTGTTCGATTTCATCATTTACTTTTCTTGTAACTATATAACTTGTTTTATCTCCCATAAATTTACTCAACTTCCACCTCCTCAAAGTCTATAATTTTTTCCAATAAAAAAACATCTTCTATGGATAGCTTCAGCTCTTCCAATTCAGATGCCTTAATCTTTTCTATATCTATTTCATTTTCCAGTTCCAGCACTTCTTCTACTTCCTTGTCATTATCCTCCTGCCCTTTAAGACTTTCTTTTATAAGTAACACTTCATCTTCCACCTTTTTCTTAATTTTAAAAAGCTTAAAAGCTAGCTTTCCGCTAATAGTAGCATCTATCACTTTATTAAGTCCAAAATTTATACTATAAATATCCTTATTTGTTAATTTCATCTTATATCCTTATGACTCAAAAAATCCTTCGTACTTATCAAAATTCCATCTCTTACCATTTGGTGCCGATATAACTAATTGCCTATTATCAGATGATGTCTCTATTCTCCAACCACTAATATCAACTGCTTTACAGTAAACAGTATAGTCAATTAGTAAATTCCTTGCGCTTATTTTCGACGCTTCCAAATCCGAGCACCTAACATCAGAGGAAATAATCACTTTCTCTTTGGCCGCTAATTTTATATAACTGCTATCTAAGGAAATACTTGGGTCACTTGCCCTACTCCCTGTTTGTATTTGGATGGAAGGCCCCCTTACTATTAACCCTTGACTAGCATACATTGAACCTCTCTCATAACCACTATCATCATAAAACCTAATTGCTCCACTGCTCAGCGCCGTTTTTATATCCCTGTACGTACCCATTATGTTAGTAACCCCGTAGGTTTCAAAACTGCCCGTGACGCTTACGTTACTATTAAAGTTAACCTGACTAGCATCAAAGGTAAACGAGCTAGCCTCTTGCCTAAATATTGACCTAGCATCACTACTAGATATTTTGCTAGATATTTGACTAGATGTCTGACTTATCTTACTTTCAGCAGTAGACACCCTTGTCCTCAGGTTTGACACATCATCAGATACAGATGACACCTTGCTCTCTATCAAATCTGAAGTTTGAGTTTTTGTAGAATAGTTGTTGCTTACATATGTCCTTAAATATGAGTCCTTGCTATCTATCTTGCTATTTATAGTCCTTATCTCACTAGCAACCTTGCTATCTATCTTGCTATCCGTTTGGCTAATTGTGCTATAATTAGTTGATACATAGCTTTTTAGACTAGTATCAGCACTTTTTATCTTAGCATCTACTTCTGCTTTTGTATCATAATTATTAAGCAAGTCACTGTTTATAGTCCTTACTTCACTTGCCACAGTAGATTTTATCTTTTCATCTGTTTGCAAGGTAGTTGAGTAATTAGTCTTTACATAGTCTCTTATAGCCGTGTCTTTACTATCTATCTTGTCATTAACCGTTTTAATCTGACTAGCTATTAATGATTCTATAGAGCTTTCAGACTGCTTTATCTCAGACCTTATATCCCCTATTACCTTTTGATTGCTCTCGACTATATTAGCCAATCCGCTTATCTTACCATTTATAGTTGACTCTAGCTGGCCTTGACCGACCTTAAAGTCTTGACTAACTACATCTATTTTTTTATCAACAGTTTCAAACTTTATATCATAATCTTTTATGGTCTCATCAATTCTGTCTGATACTGCATCTAAGTCATTTATAATTTCTACTCTATTTACATCAATTGTAGTATCTAAACTAGATATATCCGCATCTACTTTTTTTATAAATGCATCCACATTAGCTTTTAGATCGCCTATACCTGCATCTAGCCCAATTTTAGTACTATCTATCTTTTTATCTACATCACTGATATTATTGTTAATATTTTGTATCTGATAGTTATTAGATAGGTCTATATCCACATCTCTTAGGTGGAGGGTAGTTCCATCCCAAAACATTGAGTAATTGGTTCTAGACTCACCAATTAAAAAAGTTCCATCTTCTAGGTTAAAGAAGACCTTACCACCCCTTAGGACACCTGCCCTTATTAGGTTTGCAGTAAAGCCATTCCCATCACCAAATGTTTCATAGGCAAAGGATCCATCTGCATTTTTATGATTAGCTATAGCGATCATTCCGCCCTTTAGGTTAATAGCTTGGGTAGGATTACCTTCTCTTGGTGCATTTAAGATTAGCAGACCTTCACCTTCTTCAGCATAGACCCAGCCCCCAGTTTCGTTTAGTTCCTTGTTAAATTTCTCTAAGATGCTTTGAATATATGATGACCTAACACCATTAGCTAGCCTTTCAAGCTCATCATTAAATCTATTCCTGTCATTTTCAAAAATAGATTTTAGCTTATCATAAGCCACCATATTATCAGATAGGTCTTTGATAAAGTTACCTAGGACTATTTCAGAGTCCAGTACTTCTTCTATAGGATTGTCCTTTATAGCTATAACTCTAGTTTGCACAAGGGTATCTATCATCTTATCTTTTACTAGGACAACATCTCCTAGGTCTACACCTTCTCCTATATATCCTTCATACCTAGATATATCTTCTACGTTTAGTTCATAGGTTATCTTAGGCTTAGATAGTTCTTTTAGCCTTTCCTTGGTAAGCTCTAGTAGTTCTTTTTTATCTTCACAGTCATCAAAGTCTACACTTCCAAAGATATGGACTCTATCTTTGCCAAGACCATATTTCTTCCTAGCCTCTTCATCGGCTACATATTTCTTGCCTCCATTGATTTCTCCAAAGTCAATCTTTCGACCATAACCTCCAGAAGGTTGACCATCATCTCCTACTACTTCTTCTCCTTTGCCAAATCCGTATAAGGCTGTTACAAGGTCTTTAGTGGATGTGGTCTTTTTTATAGATCCTATATCTTTTTTATAGGTAAAGGTCTTGCCTACATTTCTTCCTATAGACTGCCTTAGGTCTATGTACCTATGCTCTATGCCTTGCTTACCTACCACTAGCCTTACTTTTATTTCAGCCTTGTATTTTTCAAGCATCTTCCATAGTGCAGACTTTACGCTAGTCCTATATATATTAAAAGACTCTTTACCAAAGTCATCTACATAGCCTACTTCAAACCTAGTACCTTCTAGAATTTGCCCCAATACATTGCTAGCAAGGGCATTCCTAGGCTTCATGTCTTCAATAAAAAAACCATATAGCTCACTAGTAGAGTCTTCACAAAACACTTCATAGGTTACTCCGTTTTCATCATGGGTCTTAAAGTAATCTATGATTATATACTCATGCCAAATACCTTGCTTGTCTTTAAATAAAAGTCTTTGGCCAAACTCCACTTCCCTATTAGTTTCAAATTCTAAGGTATTTAGTCCGTTTATTTCTCTATGTCGTCTTATATTATTGTATTTTAGGGATGATATAAAACTCTCATCCCTATCAAAAAGCATAAGCATATATCACCCTCCTATCTGTCATATAAGTATCTTTCGTAGTATTCTAAAGTTACAGGGCTTGTAGCCTTAATAGTATCTCCACTTTTTATTTCAAAAAAGTCCGAGTATACATTTAGCCTATCCATAGCCCTATTAGATCCTATAGTCACTACTTCTTTTTCACAATCAATTACAAACTTACTAGAGCTACCAGACAGTATCTCTATAAATTCTCCAGTCCTAGTATTGCTAATCTTGTTAGATGATCCAGTAAAGGTAAAAATACCCTTTGTTTCTAATGTTGTGGCCATCTCTATTTGCTTACTAGTAAAGGGCCCTGCCTTATACCTATCCTTACTTCTTGCAATTGGATCAGGTGCCATAAATACTAGTTCTAGGTATGCCATCCTTTGCCTATACTTTTCAAAGTTTTGTATATCAACAAGGATTGCATCATACCAAGTTCTCTTATTTCTGTAATTTAAAGGAGCTAGCGTTTTACTATGCACTAGCTCCATTAGATCAAAGATAATATTATCAATATTCCTTGTTATATTATTAAATTGTCTAATCTTTACAGTTATATATAAAGGCTCAAAGTTCTTAGTTTTATAAAGGACTCCATCTCTACCTATTATTTCTTTCTGACTAATCTTCATAGGAGGTAGTGCTGGTCTTTCTACATATTCTATTATTCCAAGTTTGCCAAGCTCCCTACCAGCAAAGATTAATGAGTTATTCCATAGCTTAGCCAAGACCAACACCCCTTTTCTTACTCTCAATCAATCTATAAAGCTCTCTAGCTATCTTATCAATATCTGATTCTTCTCTCACATAAAAAGTATTACCAGTCACAGTCACTCCAGCTAGAGCTGTATCTTGATTTTGTCTTAAAGCATCAGCCAAGATCCCAGACAATTTTTCTATTGGCAGCACCGCTTCAGCTCCAGCTTCTCCTACTCCCTTCATGCCAAAAGGAGTGTTAAATAGTGTAGGTTTAGTAAAAATAGCTCCTTTCTTATACCAGTCTATGGTAAAGTGTGGCACTTGTGGAGGATCTAAAGAAAATCCACCCGATATACCAAAGTGTGGTAACTTGATATGAGGAAACTGTAGATTTATATTGAAATAACTCTTTATACTTTCTATAGCATTTCTTACTATATCTCTAGCAGTTTCTATTGGTCCAGTTATTGAGTTTTTTACTCCTTCCCAGACATTAGATACTGTAGTAGTTATGCCACTCCAAGCCCCTGTTACACCATTCTTTATACCATTAGCTATATTTGTAGTAGTATTCTTAGCAGCTTTCATAGGGCCTTCTATAGCTGACTTGATACCATTCCATACACGTGAAGCAGTTTCTTTTATAGAGTTCCATATACCAGAAAGGGTATATTTTATACCGTTCCATATATTAGAAGTAGTTGTCTTTATTCCTTCCCATATACTTGATATAAAGTTTTTTATCTTATCAAATATAGGCTTTGCCACATCATATATAGCATTCCAAATACTGGATAAGGTATTTTTTATACTATTCCACACATTTGTAGCAGTAGTTTTTATAGATTCCCATACACTGGATAAGAAATTTTTAATAGCATCAAATATAGGTTTGGCCACATCATATATAGCCTGCCATACACCTTGCAAAAATTCCTTTATGCCAGTCCATACGCTTATAGCTATATCTTTTATACTATTCCAAAGATTAGTAAAGAACTCTATTAAAGGCTCCAAGATTATCCTGGCCATTTCTACAAAGGCTTCCCAGTTTTCCCTAAAAAAACCACTAATAACTTCCCATGTAGTCGTAAATATCTCTTCTATAAGCATCCAAGCTACTTTAAAT